TATTTGATTTTCTGGGTGTTCTTCTAATAAATCTCTTAATACGTTTACAATAAAATCACTTCTGGGTCCAAATGCACACAGTTTTACAATCATACTACTGAATTTTGTATTGCCCCTATAGTCCAATTCAACATTATTAAATTCGGGGTCATCACTTTTATATTCAATTGCTCTAACACACACAGGATCTTCCTCTGTACGTTTTTCTTCATATATTTTACCACCAATAAACATATACAATACTTTTGTTAATTTATCCTTACGTTCCACTGTTGCCGAAATACCAAGCATATAAGGTGTAATGGTTTTAAATAATGTTCGTGAAAATTGTTCACTACCTATGCGATGAACCTCATCAATAATGGTTAATCCAAATGATGAAAATGCGTTTGGTGCGTATTCTTTATCATACAATGATTGAATCATGCCGATAACCACATCTTTATCTTCAATATCAAATACGGGTCCTTGAATCTTACCTATACGTGCTGTTGGTAAGAAATCATTCATTCTTTCTATCCATTGGTTCATAAGAAATTCTTTGTGTACTAAAATTAATGTTTTCTTTTTTATTTTTGAGATAATATTTAGTGCCATAATAGTTTTGCCTCGTCCACATGGAACCTCAAGTATACCACCGTCACCGTGTTGTGCGTTTTCTTTGGATAAAGGTTTAGATACATAATTACAATAAATATCTACTATTTTTACTTGATAATCCCTTAATGACAGTTCAAATGGAACATCAATATCATCTCCTTCTTCAATATCACATCTATCTGGAACACCATAACGTTGAATTCCATAAAATCTGGGTAAATACATTTTATTATTATTTTCCCTATATACGGGAAATGCTGCAGATTGGTCATTCGGGTTACCAAACTGTGCACCAGGAACAAACGGTTTTACAAATAAATCTTTTTTCAAAAATTCTTCTTCTCCTTTAGGCAGTTCAACTTTGGGGATTGTATACCCCTTTTTCCCAATATAGGATTTTAAACGAATATTCTCTCGTTCAATTGTTGTAAGAATAACAGGATTGGTTCGCGATTCCTTTGAATATCCAGAATTTTTCTTCATACTTTTGTTAAAGGTAGATGTATATAGTAATTTAGGACTTTTTAATTCAATTTTCCAAAGCACAAAATATAATACTATTGTATATAAAATGAAAGCACCCAGTTTCCTAAAAAACATGACACAATTAGAAATGGGCTTAGCCTTTTTGCTTGTAGTTTATATTGCTATGCCTATTGATGCACCCAGTATGTTATGTGGTATGATTGACGGACCAATCGGTATGGTTGGTGTTTTTGCTATAACAGTATACCTCTTCTTTTATGCAAATCCTTTACTTGCTGTTTTATACCTTTTTGCTGGTTATGAGTTACTTCGCAGATGTAGCAATGTTACTGGTAAGGCTGTTATTATGAAACACACACCTACCCAAGCAAAGAAAGACAGTAAAATGGAGAAAATGAACCCACCTAAGAAGGAAACATTGGAAGAGCAAATGGTTGAGAAGATGGCCCCCATTGGAAAAAGTGAACCTGCTCGTTTTATAAGCAGTGGATTCAGCCCTGTCGCTAACGATGTTGGAAGTGCTTCTATGTATCAATAAACGATTAATTATGTAATATCATTATTTGAAATTATATAATTTATATTAGTGTTCTCTTATTTATTATTTATCACAAGCATTATGATTGGACTAATTACTGATATACTTAATACAAATGGTTTTATCCATGTTTCACCATTAAAATAGTTCACTTCGGCTTTCTTATCTTCATCTGCATTCTGGTATTCTAATGCATAATTAATAGATAATATAATAAAAAATGATGCGGCAGCAAATAATAGATATGGAATCACCATACGTGTCTTACTACCGGGTAAGTGTTCTCCAAGAGCCATGCCCATCGCCACAATTATATTGAACCAGCCTAACATACTAACATCTTCACCTTCTGGTTGGAATTTAGCATCCGAATCATAACTTGCATCTTTACTATCAGTTGTCATGAATGCAGACTGTGTTTTGTTAAATTGTATAAGTGCATAACTGGCTATTGCAAATGCACTTATAAACATTATATAATAAATATTGATTGGAAAAAAAGCAGCAGCCAGATTTACGAGAAATATAAATATAATTGCCATATCTGAATGAAATATATCTTTATGAGCTGTTTTTTTATTGTCTGTATTAAACCTGTCAATAACAATAGACTTATACAACTTTGGAATCATAAAAAATGCTAATAAGGTTATCAAAATAAACATGAAAAAATGTGTAATCATTTTAAATCCATCGATTTGCTCTTTATGCTTACTATACTCACTATCAACCGGTATATTTCTTAATGCTTGAACAGTATCGTCACTTTCACCTGTTGGTGAACAGTCTATCCAAATATCATTTGTCTCTTCGGCGTTATCTTCTTCGTCAATACCTTCCATCAAACGAAATCCATCTTGATTAGAGGGTGTACCATTTAATAGGATAGTCTCACTTCCATAAAATAAACTCTTATTGTTATTGTCATTTGTAGGATAAATACTAAACAACTTTGTTTTGGGTGATACTTTGGTTTTAAAAAATTTGGCAGTATCTTTATTTATTTCAATAGGATTGGTAAAGACAAATATGTGATTATTTTTATCAACATAATGAATAGAATGTGTTTGTGTTGGAATATCACTTGATAAATCAAATGTATATTCAGGAGACAATTTGTTATTTATTAAAGATATTAATCCATCAAGTGAAGTATCCGTATTATTTTCTTCAGTTTGTCCATCTGGTAAATTAGTAACATCACTTTCTTTAATTAAAAAACAAGTATATACTTTTTGCAATTGTTTATTAGGATTAGTATGTTCAACTACAATTTCGCCAACAATATTAGATTTATTATTTGATGATATTCCTGAAATATTACGGTGCAATAACCCAAACAAATAAATAGATTTTGCAGTATAGGATGAAGGAGATAATCCACCATAAGTAAAATTGGGTTCTTTATTTCTAACTTTGATTTGATAAAATGTATTTTTTTCTGGTATTCTCTTTCCCTCAACGTCGGGTAAATCTTTATTTTTTATGGAATTTTTACTATCATCATTGGTAAGAGCAGTAATATCGCGATGATTAATAGAAACTCCACTATAAAAATATTGGATCTCTTCTTTTGTAGAAATATTATTTTCATTTATGTTAAAATATGACATACCAAAGTAAACTATATAATAAAGATATAGTTTAATTTTTGTTCATACACAATATTCTCTAAATATTGATATAATAATTAATATTTGTCTGCATTTACATTTATACTGGTATATAATGAAATTGATTGTTTTCATAAATAGTAGCATGGAAGGTATCTTTATAACCTTCAACATATACAACATCCCCGTTATAAATATCATCACACCCGTATTCACCAGTGCAACTACGTCCATTTACACTAATAGGTAATTTTGTATTTAAATTTCCAGTACCAGATATAGTATAATATTGCCATTTATCACGACCAGACATATGTTTACGTCCCATTAATGGTAAAATCATTTCATCACCAGAATAATTTGAACGTGTTAAAATACCCACTTGTTGATAATCATTATCTACACCACGTGTTTGTATATTTACAGGTATACCTCTTACATCTCCTGAATTACGTGGATATACAACTGGATTTTTTCCAGGAGGAGAATACGGGTCATTAAAAACATCTTGTCTACTTGCAATAGGAACCAATTGTGGTATATTAGAACTGGTATTTACTAAAACTACTTTATCACCAGTAATAGGCGTATTTTGATGAATACGATATTGGCTATACCAAACATATATAAAAAGCAAGATAACAAGAATTAATACAAATAATGTCATATTTTCAATACATATAAGTCCAGGAACACACTTTTTACCCATTTATATTCTATTATGATAAAAAAAAACTAATATACTTTTGATGGATGTCTTACATGAAGTTTAAATATTTCTTCAAATTGATGGCGTCCTCTACGCATTATTCCCCTACTTTTACCAAACAGATTGGGTATTTTTTCATTAAATGTAATACCAACATTTTTTGCTTTATCTTTTACCGCGGATGATTTTAAACGTTTACATAAATAACATCTTTCTCTTATATTCTTTGGCCAACTTAGATTAAGAATAGATAACCCTAGATAAGGTGCTGTTATTTCATCAATTACACCCAATGCCTCATAGAATTGTTTTTCTACATAGGAAATATCTATATTAAAGAGGGTAAAAACAATCCAATAAACCATTTGAACTATAAGATATATGACCGTTTTCACACAATATATGATAATATCAATCAGATAATAAAATACACAACTGAAAAAATTTGAAGCAAATTTAAATCCACACGATGATTGTGTAGTTATAAACTCACCTATATATAGACCCAATAAACTTATACTATTAACACCCATAACAAAACTTTTTCCAATTGCATCAAATTCCGCATTTATTCCATTAAAAATATTTTCAAATCCAGCATTTATATTTTGAATTCGTTTTGGTATAGAAGCCAAAAAACAAATAATACGTTTAAATGTTTCAATCATATATTTGACACCATCTATAACCTCCTGAACATAACGACCAATCATTTTTCTTAATAATTTATACTCTAGTATAAGTATAGATTATTTTTATAATTAATGTACCAAATGTGGTTGTCGCGGTACAAGTACAGATGATTCATTAAATTGATTTTTAGCTCGTCTAAATTCTTTTGCACCACCATCTTTCATAATGTTTGGTATATCTTTAGAGAATGTATCTCCCCATCTTTTTCCTGCATTTTCAAGTGCAGAATCTTTCAACCGTCTACATGAAAAACAATCCTTATAAATATTTTCGGTAAAATACTTCAAATAAAATTCTATATTAATGCCAATCAAAGAACCTGCATACCGGAATCCTTCGGTTGCAGGCTGAAATACTCTTTTATCTACATCTAAACCAAATAAGTTACCAATAAAAATGAAAGGTAATGTTATAATTGCATATACTATTTCACAAATAATACGTATAAGATAGAATATTGCACATTTGTAAAAGTTCTTAATGAATTGCATTACACAGTTTAAACGGGTTTCTGCATATTCACCAGTATAAGCAAATAATGTACCGGTTGATTTCGCGCCGACGCTAAATGATTTACCAATTGCTTCTACTTTTTTAGCTACACCATTAAATATATTTTCAACCCCTGATGTAATGTTTCGTGCACGCAGTGGTAGTGATTCCAAAAAACATACTATCCTTTTGAAGTTCTCAATCATTTGCAGGATTCCACTCAACGCCCTCCTAAACAGGTTGTCAACAAATTTGCTTATAGCACGCGATATTATGTTGGGTAAATCAGCGATAAAACGTAATGCTTTTTTTAATTTTTCAACAATACCGAACATGTTATATTATTTATATTTTTGTATACAATATTTACATACAAAAATATAGTTATTATACACTAATCAAAATATAGTTATTATGCAGTTTTCTCTAATTTTTTACCGTAATGTTCAAATTTTTCAATGAAAGTTTCTGCTTTTGTTAATAATGGATCTATTTCTTTCATACCTGTTAATATAGAATCTTGAATCTTTTGAAAATCTTTAAAATCAGTTTGTAATTCATCATACATTTTCTTTTTATCTTCATCCGTTCCATCAGCACTCTCCTCGGCGGTTTCCTCAGCACTCTCCTCGGTGGTTTCCTCAGCACTCTTCTCGGCGGTTTCCTCAGCACTCTCCTCGGCGGTTTCCTCAGCACTCTCCTCACCTTCCTTTTTCATGTTTTCAGCACCTTCGCTTATTAATTTGACAGAATTATAATTCAATAGATAAGTTACACCAATAGCTACTGCTAATATAATAATCATATTTTTACTAAAAAACGACATTAAAACACCAACAATCAGCATTGTAATTACAGAGTTAAAATCTCTTGCATTTGCATACATAATAAGGTTGAATAGTGCTAAAATACATAAAGCATATAACACACCACGATTATACATTAATTTTTTCATAGGAACTTTCGCCATAACTTTTTTTAGACTTTTCATCATTCTACTGATAATATAATTTATATACCGAAATAAATTTATACTAAACCAATAATTCTATAGTTGAGTCCATATATTCTTCTTTAACCGATTATAATAAACATCCATTGAATGGTCACCGATACTCCAACATGTAAAAAATGTAAAATAATACCACGGATAATCATAATTATGAAAAATATAATAATTATTGTCAGTTAATGTAATATTTATACCAACATGAGTAAAATTTATATTAGGTGCAGCAGTTACTATATCTCGTTTATTCGTAATACGATAATGTATTAAATTTGGTTGAGTATCAAACGCGGTTTTAAATGGAGTATTACCAACACGTGGACTTGCAAATGAAACAACTGTTATTTTATTTGGTATTTCTCTGGATAGTTCATACCCGTATAACGTAGATAAAGCACCGCCAAGACTATGCCCTGTTACATATATGTCATAATCTGGATTATGCCTTAATAAATCCTTTAATTCTATTGTTATTTGGTCATAAATATAATCAGCATGTAATTGTTTATGAAATCCACCATGAACATATACATCATCATGTACTTTTGTTTTACAGAATGCCAAATCATAATACCAATCATACTTACTTTCACTTCCACGGAAAACTACACAAATACGATTATTTGTTTCGCTTATTGTAATACCTACTTGTAAATCTGTATTTGGATTACTAAAAAATCGATGAACCCTTCCATGAGGGGATGTTTTGGCCAAATCATTAATTACATCCATACGACAATTTTCTTGTTCATTATTTTCAACAATGTCTGCTACAAATTCTTCTATGGTGGTTTTACGGTCAACTATATATGCTTTACCATACTCATATACAAGTAAAGTAAGTTTTGCAAAATTCGTTATTTCATAATGTGTTGGTATTGATGTATTCATTTATAATATTATATATACAATTATTTATAATATTTAAGTATTTTCTTCATCACTATTATTTACCTGATAATCTAATGGAACATCACCGCTATATATTTCTAATACTTCTTTAACTACTTCTTCGCGTTGAATATCACTATTTCCAAATTCAATACTGGTAATACTTGATGACCGTTTTCCTTTAAATTTATCTAAAAAATCATCTAATCCATTCAGTTCATCGTGTCTATCTGGTTGGTCTAAATCTCCAGTAATAACCAATCGTGTATTTTCACCTAAACGTGTTAATAACATTTTCATTTGTGACATTGTAGAGTTTTGCATTTCATCTGCAATAATCCAACAATTTTTAAATGTACGTCCACGCATAAACCCAAGTGGTGAAATTTCTATTATTTTTTCTTCAATTAATAAACCAACGTCTTTTGGTGATATAAATTTGTATAGAATATCATAAATAGGACGAACCCAAGGTGCCATTTTTTCTTCTAATGTTCCAGGTAAATACCCTAAATCTTCATCTACGGTTACTGATGGTCGTGTAAAAATAATTTTTTCTACATTATTTGTTAGAAAATTCTTGACACCCATTTCTGTTGCAAATAGCGTTTTACCTGTTCCTGCTGGTCCAGTTGCTACTACTATTTTTTTTGTACGTTGACTTAATAAATTATAATAATCACGCTGTGGTCCAGGCTTAGGTTTTGTAAATTTTTGTTCTAACCGCTGTTTTTCTGCACTTGATAAATGTTGCATGTTTTCATATAATTTTTTATTAGTAAAAGGTAAATAATCAGCTTCTTCAGGATTTTCATAACGATACTCTTTCATCATCTCCTTTTCAAGCTGTTTTTTTGATTTACGTCCACGTTTTTTGGGTTCGCCCAGATGTTGACATTCGGGTTGGTTCATATATCTTAAATATAGTATTGACAGATACTATTATTTCAAATTTATGTAATTTTATGGGTTATAATAATTCAAACAATAATAAATATATTCTGCTTGTACATCGTAAGGAATAATATATGTGTTTTTCATTATTATATTAACTGCAAAATAAAGTCATATGTCCAACAAAATATTTTATAAAACTATACTCATTATAAGCATAAATAGTTTTTTAAAACAAGATAAAATCTATATAGTATAATATCTAGCAAGGTCTATGGCAGAACTTCCATCAACTGATAGTATTTTAATTCCTGACGATAACCGCTTTGTTATGTTTCCTATTCAACATGATGACATTTGGCAAATGTATAAAAGGCAAGTGGATTGTTTTTGGCGAGCCGAAGAAGTTGATTTATCCAAGGACATTAATGACTGGAATAAGTTAAATAGTGATGAACAACAATTCATTAAAATGGTATTGGCGTTTTTTGCTGCTTCTGATGGATTAGTTCTTGAAAACTTGGCAAATCGCTTTATGGGTGACGTACAATTATCGGAGGCACGTGCATTTTATGGATTTCAAATTGCTATGGAGAATATTCATTCAGAAATGTATAGTTTATTAATTGATACATATATCCACAACAGTACAGAAAAAACGAAATTATTTGAAGCTACCCAAAATTATCCATGTATTGCAAAAAAAGCAGATTGGGCAAAAAAATGGATAGGTGACGAAAATAGTAATTTTGCATCACGCCTTGTAGCATTTGCTGCAATTGAAGGTATTTTCTTTTCTGCTTCATTTGCCTCTATATATTGGATTAAAAAACGTGGACTCATGCCAGGACTCACTTTGTCTAATGAATTTATCTCACGTGATGAAGCATTACATACAGAATTCGCGATATTATTATATTCAAAATTACAAACAAAACTATCTAAAACACGTATATATGAAATTATTCAAGAAGCGGTTTCTATAGAAAAAGAATTTATTACCGAAGCTATTCCCTGTAGAATGATTGGTATGAACTCAAAATTAATGATTCAATATATAGAATATGTTGCTGATCGTTTGGTTTTACAATTAGGATATGATAAAATTTATCATTCACAAAACCCCTTTGATTTTATGGAATTAATTAGTATGGAATCAAAGGTAAATTTCTTTGAACGAACTAACTCTGAGTATGCACTCGCGAATAAAACAGTAGATGATGATGTGTTTGAATTCAATGCAGATTTTTAAAATATATAAAAAATTGATATAATTTATTATAATGTTATAGTATTATAATAATATTATTAATATGCCGGCAGACCGTAATCAACATTGGACTACATGGATTAAACGGTTACCTATTGAATTACGTTTAACCATATATGATTTTATAGATATTGAAACACGAATGCAATTGTTAACACCTCTAATCACAGATACAATGCGATATTTATATAGGTCAAAAGATACATTTAATCTTCTTCGTAAATATGAACAACTTATTTATATGCAGTTCTTTAAAAAAAATGATGATACAAGTGGATATTCTACAAGACCATATTTTAAACAATTATTACCACCAACTACGTATTTAAAAAATAATGAAATCCAAATTCAGTCTCACCCAGTAATACAATTATTAAAACAAGATTTATATTTTTCCTCTTATATAAGACGGATTATTATGAGTAATGATAATCCTATCTTCATTTATAAATATTATCATAATAATGTTGTTGAAAAAATACAAAGTTGTTTTAACCTTCTAACAACACTTGTATCGTATAATAATGATTTTGATTATCAAATAAAACGAATATTAATTCGGTTTCTACATCATCTAACCAAAATTTCTAATAAGGTTAAAGAAGAAGAACATGAACAAAGAATGTTAGTTTATGAACGTAAAATACGAAATTATTATAGAAGGAAAATATTATCACGTATTCATATTCAATCTAAAAAAATGCAAATAAAAATAATGAAAACAAATAAGATTGCTGAGAAAAAGACAAAAATAGAAGCACGAGAAATTGTTAAAATGAAAAAGTTGTTTACTCAAAATGCAAAAAGGGCAGCAAAAAAGGCAAAAATGTTAGCTAAAAGTAAAAGTTGATAATGATGAACTGATTATAAAAGTGTGTTTATTATTTTATAACTATTTAGCATTATAGGAAATAAATATATCAATGAATGTATATATAAAATGAAAAGTTTTTTAAATAACATACCCAAATTATCACAAGATGAAACCCGTCGCAAGAATGCAGGAAGTAATGGTAAAACAATAAAGGACAATTTTACCGTTAAAAAATGTCCATTGATGGATAATTTTGAAAATATGGAATCAAAAATATTCTGGAAACCCTCATCTGGTTCTGCATTTACTCCTATTTCTAAAAAAACACCAGTAGCAATTGAAGCATTTCAAGAAACACCTATTAACGATAAATTACCAAGCATTCAAGGAATAGATTTAAAAGATAAGGAAGATAACGATAAAGAGAATGATAAAGAAAATTTTACAGGATTTACACCTGATAGAATTACTAGTATCTATATTGGTTCTCTCTCTTTGGTTGGTTTATTTATATTATTTCGTGCAATGAACAAAACAAAATAAATTATATAATAAAATATTTATTATTACATAATTTTTGTACTTATAATTGATAACGTTTGTATAATTGAAGGGCTGTTAATCCACCCATGATTTGTGCTAAACAATATGGCAATACTTCATCTACTGGTAATTTACCAGCAGAAGCCATTGCAATTGTCACTGCAGGGTTAATATGACCACCAGAAATATTACTTGTTACTAATATAGCAAGAGCTAACGCAGCACCAATTGCTAAAGGATTTCCAGTTGCAAAGATAACGTAAATAAAAAACGCGGCACCAAAAAATTCAACTAAATAACTGTACATTACACAATATATATTGTATATTGTGAAAAAAATTGATATGAACTACTCGTTTATGTTGATTACAATAAGTTCAATATGTTTGATTATTTACTTCTTATCGTTGGGTTAAATATAATGTATGTATATTTGTTGTATACAAATCATATTATTCGTACCATGTATAGTATTTCTACAATAAATGAAAACTATACATTAACAAATAATACTTATAAATATCCTCATAATATCAATGAAACTCGTATTAATCCTGTTACTTATATTTAATGATAACTTACTGGTGCATTATTACCATAATAATTCTTAATATAGTTATTAGTTACTACACCATTTATATTTGAATATTGAACTGGTGCATATCTACGAGTTAAAGCATTCCTTGTTTGTGCTACTGTTTTTGGGGCTGAACCTGAACCACCAGAACGAGCACGACGTAATGCAGTGTTCTGTACATTTATTTCATTATATGCAGTAAATGAATATAATCCAGCACCTTCATTTAATGTTCCTTTACCTACTGCTACATTACGACGATTTGCTACAACTTGGGATGCATCACGATTTCCTAACCATTTTTTTTGTAGTTTTATATCATTTGTAATAGGTGTTGATGGAACTGTTTCCAAATAAGTTTTTCTTGACATATTAAATGTACTTTCATTTGTACTTGTACTATCTTTTAGAGGCATTGGTTTAGCACCTGATAATGCACCATTATTTATATTAGTCTTACTATACATCATTTTAAACATATCACAATGATTCTATAACATAGTGATATAAATTATATTGTTTATCTTCCAGTGTAATTTTTATTCATAGCACGTAATTTACGAAAACGTACATAATCAGAGGAATCTGAAACGAATTTGGGGTTACATGATGCACCTTCTACACCTGAACCATCACACGCACTTAATATAGAACCAATTGATGTTTTTGTTCCTGTTTTACCAGGGTTTATTTGGTTAGGTCCACCACATACATAATTTTTACGTATAAGGAAATCACCTAAATTGTTTGCTGCCCTAAATGGGGTTAGTATACGTTTCTTATCATTGATAGTACCTATTACGTTTTCTTGGTTCCATGATTTGCTTAATATTTTACGAGAGTTGGTTTGATCGCCATTTTTTTGAGGTATTAAGGTAGATGACATGTAATCTATTATATAGTATAGCACAATATTATTATAGCCGTGAAATTATAATTACTAAATAAAATAAAATAAAATAATACTCTTATAACATATATATTTCATTAGTATGCAAGAAGATTCCACTGAAGATTGTAATGACAAATTATTAAACGAAGATAACAATAACTTAGATAACCGCGTTAACCATACAGATATGGATGAATTAACTCTTGCATTATTAATGAATAAAAATCATTATCGTAAATATGTTGCACAAACCAATCCAGAACAGGCTATTCTTGATAATCAAATGATTGATGATATACGTAAATATCGTAATAGAATACTAAAAATTACTGCTAATATGATTGATTCCCCAGATATACAAATATCTACAGATATCAATGAAATATTTAATACATATACTAAACATCTTATACGACATTTTAAAATGAAAGATGATGAGCAACCGCATAATGAAAAATATAATAATGAAGATGACACCTTATTTGGTAATATGAACGACGACATTGATACTTCATCTTATTCACAAAAATCTACCAGTTCTCTGTGGGGTAAAGACCGTGTTGTTAAAAAAGGGAATCTACCTATTGCTAACTATGATATGCGTATGTTTTCAAAACGTTAATATCAATTAATCGCGGCATCCAATATTGGACATCTCATTTTGAACTTCTCTTATTAAATCACTTGATGAAGTAATATAATAATCTGGTAACAAAGCGTGAATAAACGCTTGTATGCTACCTATCCCAAAACGAAGACACAACGACATTGAAAACCAAAAATGTTGCATGTAGGTCATGCATACCTTCTTAGGGTGCGTAAATGAAAACAAGTTGGATACAAACGATAACATGTTTTCTATATATTACCGCTAATATTTTTCTAACTACTATATAACTATCAATGGTATTTAGAAGTAAAAAACAGTGTTCAAATAAAATAACACGCAAAAGAAAAACAAAATCTACTAAACCAAGAAAACAATCCCTATATTCAAAGAAATATAAACAACAAAAAGGAGGGGATATTGAAAGTAATGAACAAGCAGTTATAGTTACAATTGCTATTATTACACATGGGTGTATAATTACAACTAACACTGCAACTGATTATGATATACGATTATATAGTGCAACTGGTGATCGTATTGATTATTGTGTTGGAACTGCATTCGGGCGTTCAACACATCATGATGAGTTAAAACAATATTATCGTAAAGATAATCCAAATCCGGAGATACCTAATGCTACAGTTAACCAAATACCTGAGTATTTCGATCAAATGCCATATGATAAAATTATTGGAAAGTCACAAACACCACCTAACATATTTGAACGTATTGGTGAAAAACTATTTCATAATGATGCTATAACTGGTGTATGGTTAATTTCAGTTCACGACCATGACCATAAATTATTGTATCCTACTGAAACTATGGTTAATGATAAGATTTCATTCAACTTACTTAACATAAATGGTTTAAATGCACTAAACACTTATTTTAACAAAACCACTAAGATAGACTATGAAAAAATACTTGTAAATGAAGATAAACCATATCCTAAAAAAAATGACGATGGAGAACGAAATATTACCGGTTGGAACGTTTCTTTAAATAATAAAGAATCTACAGATACACGACGGATTGAACAAATTCGTCTAAGTTATGTATTTGATTTAATGAAACAAATTTTGGGTAATAATGTTAAATTAAATGTATATGACTATTCGTGTTCAACTTCTTGTGGAAGTAAAGACTTTACCCCAGATATAATACACCCATTGCCTATAACAGATATAGAACATGGACGCCCACCATATTTTCAAGTTGCAGGATCAAACAAAAAAAAGAAGAAAAAGAAGACAATTTAATCTATATAGTATATAACTAACCATGTCAACAAAACGGAAAAAACAAAAGAATACCAAAACCAGAAAATTAAAACCAATGAATTGTAATCCTATTACAAAAGGTAAAACAAGTGTTGGTATTAGTTGTTTAACGGATGATGTGTTATATAAATTAAAAGATTCTTTCAATACTCAACATCACAAAAATACTATTAAATCTACCAGTCCTAAACAAATATGGAATGAATTGAAAAATAAGTTGAAAACATGTGACAAGGAAGATTGTTGGTTGGAATCTATTACAGATAATCAGGTGAAAAATAAACTTATTAAGGAATCTTTTGCACCTAAACACCCGGAATCTTGGAAGAAAAACCCTGATAAATGGCTTTCCAATTTTGATATTGCTGCGGTTCTCAAACAGTATGAAAAATCTCATAAAAACTTTAGAATTATTGGACCAACACCTATTGATTTTGATACACGTCCACCCGAACATGATGGCACATGCGTTTGGGAAGAACTCTGTACATTTGATTTAAAATCATATGTTGATACTGGAAAAACAAAAATAGGTATTGTATTTAATTTAGACAATCATAAACAAAATGGTTCTCATTGGGTTTCTTTATTCCTTGATTTAGAAGACCAATTCATTTTTTATATGGATAGTAACGGCGACTCCATACCAGGGGAAATCAAATCATTAGTTACCCGTATTATTGACCAAGGATTGTTATTAGAAAATCCATTACATATTCATTTTTATGAGAATTTTCCTATGGAACATCAATATCAAAACAACGAGTGTGGTATGTACTCGTTATTCTTTATTATTACTATGCTGACCAACAAGACTGAGAAAAAGAAATTTAAGACTTATACAGAAAAAATAGACTTTTTTAAGAATAAACGAATACCAGATAAACATATGCATAGTTATAGAAAAAAATATTTTAATTCGTAATTTTTTATCATTATAGTATAACTTATATAATATAATGGGAGGTAGTTTGAGTACATCAAGTGACAATTCTATAACTGAACAACAAAAACAAGCCCTTAATAATGCTATACAATTAGTTGAAGAAACAGATAAACCGCACTTAGAAAAACTTTTAGAAAATATATCAAAACCAGTTAAACAACAAGATGATTCATCTACCGATGAACCACAAGTTACAATAGAAATATTTGGAAGTGAAGATAAAAACAGCGAAGGATTTTATATTAATGATTATAAAATTAAGACACATAATTTGAATAAAACATTTTCTCCAAATGACCAAGTAGAGTATTTTTTAACAAACGTATTTGATTATATTAAAAATAGTAATTTACCAGAAGGTGAACGAGACACCGAACTAAATAATATCTTTCATAAATATACAAAAAACGTAAAAATTGATCCTACTAAAGAAAAAGAAGAAACCAAACAACCTGACCAATCAGGTGGTAAGAAAAAAAGGTCAAGAAAACATAAACCAAAATACAGACATCGTAAAACAAAAAAACATTAACTAATTAACAAATATAGATATAATGACATACTTTTATACATCATGTCATTATATGTTGTATCTGAAAATCAAGAATTACTATGGAATGTTATAAGTAAAAACTCATATATTCAAACGTTTTTTTCACAATATAACCCTGATACAAAGGTTGATTGGTTTAAATCTATCGTTAGTAAATTTTATGACCAATATAGAAACCAAAAATTAACAGTAAACGATTTGAATCGTGTTAATAAAGAAACTATTTCGTATATGATTCAAAATATACGAGAACAAACAACTACCCGATCTAACCCTACTTCACCTATTAATGATAATAATGCGGTTCAACCAATTAATTCATATTCTATAAATACACCTCCCATTGTTAGTAATAATCGTCAAGAAATGTATGCAAACCAATTTGAACAACGCCAAAATGAATATGCTGCTATGACAAAACGCAATATTCCTGATGATGTAAATTTTGCAGAAAAGAATGATGACGGGGTTATTGAAAATATGGATACACTTATTCAACAACAACTCAAACAACGAGAATATGATATGAATAATATTCCACCACCTGTTAATATGAGTGCACCGTTAAAACAACAAAATATCCATTCAATTGAAAGTGAACGACCCAAACTTCATATAGATACTAATTCTAATATTAATATTTCAATACAAGAGATTGACCAACCTGCTCTTGATAAAAAATCTGTTTCATGGAAAGATGAAGAAGATAATCAAGATAATGTATTTACTTCATTAAAAGAGAATATTGAATCAATTACACAAAATATGAACCAATTAACACAAACTGTAAAAACATTACAAGATGATATGAAATTATTACAAAAAACTCATGGTGATTTACATACACAAATTGTTCGTAATGAATCTAAGGCAACACTTGATAATATGTTAGAAAATATAGAAATGTCACAATAATATAATTGCGGAAACATTATTAAACATAAATATTATGAATTATATATAATATAAAATTCATAAATGGAATTATTTGAACATACATTTTTTATTAATTTAAACCATCGTACAGATAGGTTAGAACATGTTACACAAGAATTTAATAAAATGGGGATTACTGCTGAAAGAATTGAAGGTATTCAACCAAAATCACCTGCAGTTGGATGTACACTTAGCCATATAAAATGTTTGGAATTAGCAAAAACACGTGACTATGAACAAGTATTTATTTGTGAAGATGATATTACATTTACCAATCCTGAATTATTTAAACAAAACCTACAAAAATTTGTTGATAATGATACCATTAATTGGAATGTATTAATTGTTAGTGGAAATAATTGTCCACCCTTTCAAAAATTATATGAATATGCATCTCGTGTTTTTTACTGCCAAACCACTACTGGATATATTGTGAAAAAGGAGTATTATGATACATTAATTGCGAATTTCAAAGAAGGATTAGCAAAATTAATACAGAGTCCTACCGATAAACATAATTATGCTATTGACCGTTATTGGTTCAAATTACAAATGCAGGATTATTGGTATCTTATTACACCATTAACTGTTACACAATATGATAATTATAGTGATATTGAAAATAGACATACCGATTATAGTGGTGCTATGTTGGACTTAGATAAAGAATGGATAACCAACCAAAGATCAGTCAAGAATATGCGTTTAACGTGAATAACTAAGTAATACAAATAATTGATATATATGTTATCTTACGTTTCTAAATATTGGATACGTTGTAAATGTTCTTTCGGAAGACAGTGAGTCTTATTTCCATTTTTTAAATAAGATAGATATTTTAATCTTGGTTTACGTTCATCCATTTTTACAAAATCATTCATTATATATACGCTGCAACTAACGGTTTTGTTGGTGTCAACAAGTTTACATTGTAATGTTATTTTGTTATATATATTATCAGGGTTGTTATTTGATATATATCCTTCACGCGTGTCAATATTGGATAAGATGGTTGGATTATCGTACTGATATATCACTCCATATGTCTTTGAACCTTTCCTTGGTTCCAGGTTGGCAACACCAGACCTAATATTAGGTATATTAACATTACGAAATTTTAGTATATAGTTTTCTACATATGCGGAACCAATTATATGTATGTTTTCGGTATCAATATATTGTACTAAATATTTTGTATCAAGATTTGCACCATATGCAAAGTAATACATATATAGATAATCATAACATTTAAAATTAATTACTAATCATTCTTCAGTAGCATAAATGTAGCAAGAACATTTTTATTCTTTTCTTCATATTGCATTGTTTTTAATTTATCTGCATATTCCTTTTGCATCATTTGTTCTCGGTATTGTGTATTTTGTTGAGCTAATATACGTTCAGCCTCTTGTTTCTCAAGGGGGGTCAATGATTGCTTACCACGTTCTCGCATCATATGGTCAACAGAAGAAAATTGTTGTACTTTATGAATATCTTTCTCACTAACATCAAATACTGTTTGATCTTTGTGCACTTTACGTAAATCATCAAATTTTAATTTACTAAAAGGGTCACTTGTGACATATATATCATTATTTTCATCATCGTAAATAGAATTGCCAAATTCACTGTTCACATATAAGTTCTCAACACCGCGATGTTTTACCAAACTTGTTTGATTATCTCGCATATTATCAATAATTTGTCCCATATTTTGACTATTCACCTTTTCATTTGTTTCATATATAGGAGCTTCATTTGTAAACCATTGATTTCTTTCAGTATTTGGTTTATTTACCATATTTTTATCAAATAATTGATTAAATGTATCATTAAATTGTTGTTTATTCATTGATTGAATATTTTTACTTACTTGCCGTATGGTTTCTTTATCGTAATTTTGATGCCCTACTTCATAATTCTTTTTCTCATTTGATATTTTTGCATTTTGTTTATTCTGATTCTCATAAAATTTCACTACAATATCAAATGCTTTTTTATAAAACAAAAAATACTTAGGCTCTAACTTTGATTTATCAGGATGGGTCATTAATACTTTCTTTTTTGCACGTTTCATATCTTCCAAAGTAATTGAATAAGTCAAATCAAATAACCCAAGTAATTCTTGTAAACTATACATATGAATGTCTAAGTTATAATCCTCTTGTTTTTGCATATTATAACTTAATTGAGATAATTATATATATGTTCTTACATAAAATATATATAAAAATAAATCTATTTATTATAGAAATGGGACTACCTATTATAACTCACTATGAAAATAGACAACAATTTTTATCTTCTCTTGGTAATAATCCTGGTTTGATATTTGTTAAATTTGGAGCCGAATGGTGTGAACCATGTAAAATTATAGAAGATGATGTTAGTCGTCACTTTCTTTCTATGCCAGATAACGTACAATGTGCTATAATTGATGTTGATAATAGTCTTGATGTATATGCATTTTTAAAAAGTAAAAAAATTACTCAAGGAATACCTACTATTATTTGTTATAATAAAGGTAATACTCATTATGCACCTGATGATGTTTTTTCCGGTACCGACAAAAATCAACTTGGACAATTCTTCAAACGTTGTTTAGATGAATTATAAACCGGATTTACATATATAATGTATATTTAATTGGATATGCTATTGGATTACAATCCATTTCTATGTCTACACAACATGTTATATCATAAGAATTATGTAACAACCCTTCTATTTTGTTACATGGATTCTTATTGTGCATTTTTGTTATTAAATTTATATATCTAATTAGATTCATAGTATTTTGGTAAAAATATAAATCTCTTTTTGAAAAGGATACATTATAAATACAATCATATAATCCCATTTTATACCCATACCATTCATAATAAGTATTCTCATATTTTGTTTTGTATAATACATTTTGTATAGCCTTAGGTATCATTAACTCATCTTCATATTCAGTCATATTTGGTTCATTCATAAATTTTATATAATTGCATAACATCATATTTAACGGAGGAATAGATTGTTTGTTTACCAATTCCATTATTCTACCAACAACTGTTTGTATATTTCTATAGGTACACTTCATATTTATTAATATACAATCGATATTATCAGTAACTACCTCATTTATTAATCGCGTATTCATATCCATATCTGCCTGTGTAGGAAAAATATCAATTATTATATTTAATATATGGGAAGTTTCTGGTTTTGTTCGTAAAAACATAGGTACCATCTGTATAACTGCATTTGTATCTACACGAGTTGTTAATGTATTTGAACCCGCGTTGAAATATACATCTTGGTTATTGAATTTTGAACCGAATGATATATACACATATTGGTATGGTTGTTTTGTTTGTATAAATGCATTAAATGCTGTTATAAAATTTGTTTCATCAGTTGTTATTAACATGTTGATATAATATTATAATAATATTATATCAAATTATCAATTTTTTATTTACGATTTCTTTTTGTTTTTTGTTTCTTAATAGGATTTTTCTTATTTTTTCCTTTTGTTTGTTTTTTTTTACCACCATATGATGGATTTTTGCTCGGTAGTGATTCAGTTGGTGATGTATCTGGTGTTACTGGAACTGCTACTGGAATATTTTTATCATTTTCATTAAATGGGTTCAACGATTTTATACTATCTATAGTTCCATTTACTGATGGAATATTCAATCCATCTATTACACTTGGTGTTTCACTGGATTCTGGAGGTGCAAGTATTATTTCATTATCAGTATCAGCAATTGTTGCATATGTTAATACGAGTGTTGTCACTCCTATAAATACATAAGACATCATAGGCATATGAAAGTCATTCATACTAAAGTTATACTATTATGATATTTTTATTCACTATTATTTACAATAGTACTATTATATTTGTTTTTCCATACTTGCTTTGTCTTTGTACGTAATCTACAATTCATATGTCGTTCAAATTGTTCAGGACTATCGTAATACAATGTGTCCAGTTCATTGCCACTGTCATTACCTGCGTACCTGACTTTAAAATATTGGTCTTCTGACATTGCACCACCTACTCTATCATATTCTGGAATACCAGTAACTGCATTACGAATAATATTACCTGGAATATTACCTGATGCAAAATATTCTAATTTATTTTTCTTTGTTCCAATACGTTTATGACCAGGGTCGGCACTAACAAATTTACCATTTTTCTTTACTTTTACTGGTGTAAATACAGTAGAATCATCTGTGACTACTGACTCATTATATGTATACGGCGGGTTATCATATTCATCATCATAATTTCCCCCCATACATTCGTTATTATATTCGTCGTTGTTATATTCGTCGTTGTTATATTCGTCGTTGTTATATTCATCCATATTTAGCGGTTTGTTATTGAGAATGCTAATAAACAATTATAGGTTTACTATGATATTTATATATGCTGATAATTCTTTATGTTATTTCATATAATTAATTGATTGCGAATATCTGTGTCAACTTTTTTAGAGCTAATTGTATATAATGTCATTTACTTTTCAAGAACAACGCGATTTCATTGAAAAACATTTTGTACAAAATGATATAGTTAATCATATACCAGACGAAATAGATAGTATTGTTGACCCGTTTATACCAAGTCAACCACCTGCATTAGATACTAATAACATAAAACCTGAAAATACAAACACTTCATATAAATATTTAGATGATTTAATGTTGTCAAATGACCTTGTTTTATTTCCACGAAATCTATTAGACGATTATAAAATACATATATGTGCATTTTCGGTAAACACCAAATTAGAAACACCATTTTTACAATTTATGTTTAGCAAAAACAATTCACAATATACTTTTCCAGTATTTGATTTAGATATGAAAAGTATACAGGAGTCCAGTGTTTCAAAAATTATGTATTCAAATGATGATGATGATGACGATAGTGACTCAGAACAAGAAGAGAACAATTCTGTTAATAATGAGTTTTTACATCAATGTATTCGCTTTTTTCATGATAATATTTTAAAAGAAACTGATATTGATGATGATACTGATATTAAAACCAGATATAGAGGATACATGGAACAAGAGGATACTAATCATTTATATGTATTTTTTGATTGTACTGGTTTGTATATTGATGTATATAATGACAAATTTAAAACGAATGACTATATTTTTGCAATTGTCGATGAGATAAACAAAAGTAAAATTAATGATGTTTATATTGACAATGATATTATTACGCTATTTCAAAAAAATCCATTTATTACAGAATTAAATACAAGGAATGGAGAACCTATCACATTACCAATAATTTCTTATATATGTAGTGAAAACAAAGACAATATTTACACAAATTTATATAATGATATTAATGAGAATGGTATTGATGAAAATATTACAGATGATATCTTATTAATTCCACCACAGATCAATCATCCAATCTATCATGGTACTTATGTATTTTCTACAAAAGCATTAAATGGAAACTATACTAATATTAAACGATTTGCATTATTATATGAAGATTTTATTCAAGAAACCGAGAACATGGATCAATCAAATGAAGAAGATGAGGAAGAAACGGACGAAAATGAGGAAGAAATTAAAGAAAATGAGAACATTGATGATTCAAGCGAAGAAGATGAGGAAGAAATTGAAGAAAATGAGAACATTGATGATTCAAGTGAAGAAGACGACGAAGAAACGGAAGAAAACGAGAACATTGATGATTCAAGTGAAGAAGACGACGAAGAAACGGAAGAAAACGAGAACATTGATGATTCAAGTGAAGAAGACGACGAAGAAACGGAAGAAAACGAGAACATTGATGATTCAAGTGAAGAAGACGACGAAGAAACGGAAGAAAACGAGAACATTGATGATTCAAGTGAAGAAGATGATGAAGAAAGTGATAGTGATATATCAATCGAAGAAAATATGGACGTAATATTAGAAGAAAATGTTGTATTTACATTTAAAAATGAAAACGAACAATCTTTTTATGGTACATATTCAATTGAAACATTTATAGAAATTTAAATCACATAATATTTATTGTAATTATTATGTAATATCCATCTTATACATTATCAGTTGTTTTATAACTGGCAAAAAATATTTCTAATATATTAGCAGGAACTTGTGTTGATAAATTATCAGTAATTTCTTCACGTAATGGTTTTCTTTGATAAACATCTACAAAGTTTTTAACATATATTTCTATGTGTTTAACTTGTTCATTCATATATTTATCACGCTCAGCTTGTTGGTCTTGATTATTTTTCATAGTTTCAATTTGCATACGTACAGATTGTTTCTCAAGTTCAGTTTTTGTTTTTATTTCTTTTTCTCGCTCAGCAAGTAAAGTTTGCTGTTCCAATATTAATTGATTTTTTTGTTGCATTGCAGCATCCGTTAAATCATCACTCATTTCAATAACATCATTATCTATATCCAAATACCATTTATGTCTGGTTTCATTAGCACTTATTAAGGTATCACATATATCTGGTTTCTTTAATTGGTCATAACGTCTTCGTTTTTCAGTATCTGGTTGTCCTGCAAATTTACTTTTAAAATCATTTACTACCTTTTCAAGAATATCAGGACTGGTTTCCATAAGTCTATCAAATTCCATGCGACAATGTTTAATAAAACCCCCCGCTTCAGTTCTTTCAGATGGTTTTTTTGATAATTCAATGCGAATATTACGTGCAAACTTATCCCATGCAATGGAAGAAACACGGTGAGCCTCATTTAATTCTGATATTTTTAAATATTGTTGGATGGTTGTTAATATACCAATTGTAATATTAATACTACCAATTACAGCTGGTGCATATGATTTAATTGACTCAGGTAAACTATCTTGTGCGAAAGATGCAGTACCACTAATTGTTGAAAAAATAATAGCAGGAATTGTAAACCATGCATGTAAATATGAATATTTTGCATGAGAACGTGCATTAAGCCATTTATAACATTGTGCTACATCACACCATTCTACCATAATTAATTCATTTTCAGGAGACCATTCTACTTTTTTTACTTTTGGATTATTAGTTTTATTGGGTTTTGTATCTGTATTTAATGTATCTGCATCTTCACCATTTATAGTAGTAGGGGATGGTATAGTATCATATTGATCATTATTATTTGGCATACTCAGTTATACATTATAAATATAAAAATATTTCAAAAATATACATATTTCTAAATAATATGTATATTTTATACTGCATATAAATAGTTTGGTTCTATTTTACTGTGTCACTTAATGATTTAAATGCGGGTAATGCCACTACTTTATCTGTAATTTCCGCTTTATTATCATCATTTTGATTAATTATAACAGCTGGTTTTTCTTTTGAATTTATAGCATCGGCCATAGCAGCAAGTTCAGTTGTACTCAAATTATCACCTTCATTTATTAAATCAAATGAATCATCATTGCTAATATCATCTATAGAAAATGTATAATTCATATTAATATTTTCATCAACTTCTTTATAAAAATCCTGAATACGAATATGTAATTTTTTCAACTGTTTTTTTTGTGAGATATGAAAAAAAGAAATATAATTAATATATAGAGTTATCTGTTCTTGTAATATACGATTTTCATGTGTCAACGTGTTTAAAAAATTAGATATGGAGAACCCTACTTTATGATTATCATTATAATGCAATATAGTGTCAGTTTTAATTTGTGTTTCATTATATAAGGTATTAATAAGATTCAAAATACTTTCATGTAAGAGTGAAATATCTTCAATGCGATATTCTTGATATGGTTCCAAATCTTTATATACTGGAAATGTTTGAACATTCAATGTTTCTTCTGGTATATGTTCTTTACAAAATTTGATAATAATATTATGTAATTTGTAATAATCACAATACATACGATTATTTAAAATAGCTCTTACTTTCTTAACATGTTCAAATTCCATTGCAAATATCTTATATTGATAATAAAACGAATCCAGGCAAAATAAAAAAATATGTTTATTGTTATCCTTTATTAATTCACCGTGCAATTGTTTTAATTGGTCCAACTTAGATGTAACATTATTTTTTATAAGACCTATTTCCTTTTTTATAGATATAATATTCTTAAAACTATTTTTTAATTTGTCATTTTGAAATATATATGTATTTGACATGACTGTTGATATAAAATACGTATATATAATTTAACTGTAAAAAAACACATTAATACAATATTTAACTTACTTTTTTTTAATACACACTAAATAAAACACGATGTTTGTTTGTAAATTTCTCTTTCTAATTCTTCATATTCTTTGACTAAATTCAACTTATCATCTTCAGTGAATGCAGACACTTTATTTATGACTTTGTGCGTAAATGCCTCAATAACTGGCGTAATTGGTGTCCACATAGAAAGTGCAGTATTAAGCAGATTGGAATCTGTGGTTGGGAATGTTTCATTATCCATTTGTATAGGTTTTTTGTTTGATACATTTTCTTTGTTACGTTGTTCTCGTGGGATATATTGCTTGATTTCCCAATATTGACCAGCTTCTTCGTCATATACCAAATGACTTTCTTTATTTTTATTTAATTCATATTGGAGAGCGTTAGATTGAGGAGTATTATATGGATCTATTTTTAAAAATGCAAAATAATAAGGATTTTTGTTTTCATTTATTTTATAAATCATATCTAATTCGGTCACATAACCAATCCCCATATTTTTGAATGCTTCATGCACTGTACTTTTGTTTACAGAACCTAACATTCGTGGGATATAAATAGAAAGTGACATTGTGTATCGTAAATTTGTTGGTGTATCAACTTGTTAACATAAATAATACCATACATTTTAATCAATTTTTTACATTATTTATAAAAAGTTCTCTGTATTATATATATGTGTTATAATTTTGAAGTATCATTAGGTACAGGTATAGCTGCGTATACATTAGGATATTTTTTATTCCAACGTAATTTAACTGAAACAGAAATACAATATGTTATCGCTTTTTTGATATTTACATCTATGCAATTTGTAGATGCCATATTATGGTTTTCTGGAATGAAAAAAGATTTATTAAATTATATTGTAACCTCTGTTATTATTCCTATATTTCTGTCAGCACAAGTAATATATAATATATATTTTATATGTAATTTCCAAAAACTACATCATTTAGTATTACTCGCTCTTTATTCGTTTTATTTATTTTATCGGTTTAATGGATATTCTACACCATTATGTAATAATTATTTTTCATCACCTGTATGGGGGGATAATGAATTAAAATTATGGGAATTATTTATATTTGCTATTTTAATTCTATATCCACATTGGGATGTGATTGCATTTTTCATAGCTGTTATATTACTTATTAAATATTTTATAAATGGTGCAATGGGGTCTTGGTGGTGTTTTATATCAGCTTTAATAGGTATATACGCATATTTTAATTTTGGTGTCAAATAAGAAAAGTTTGTGTATATTCAAAAATATAATTAACAATTATAATAACAAATATAAAATTTATACAACAGTATAGAATAAATAATGGAAGATGACAATAACACACCAAGTGATATAGAAATATACAATGGGGAAAACAAATACTTAATGGGTTCTTCATTATTATACTTGATACCAGGGATGCACGCAGTTTACCGAACAAAATACCTATTATCGTCTATTTTGATGGTCGGTCCATTGGTTTCATACAAATATTGGTCAAACCCGTGTAACAATATGTGGAGGACTGCTGATATAATTTGTGCAAATATTGGAATGGGATTATTTATTGGAAATACTGCGTGGAATATACAGGTTCCATTTTACAAATATACTATCGGTTCATTGTATGCAACTGGAGCAACCTGTTATATATATGGAACTATAATACATAAACAACGTAACAAATCTTGGTATTTATATCACGGAGCTATGCATGCAATGATGTGGCTTGGACATTCATTAAATATTTGTGTGAGACAGTAAATATCACATAGAAATTTATTTTTTCACCATATGAATTAATAATTATAATAACAAATATAAAATTGATATTATAGTATAGAATAATTAATGAATCAAAATATAGATTTCATGATGCCATTACGAAACGCCTATTATCAACTCAATACCCACCCTATTATTCCAGTTAACCCAACTGGTACAAACGATGATACCTTTGGAGTATTAACACTTGATTTAAATGAAGTAAGTATTACAACTCGTCCTGTATTCATATTATTTACAGTAGATACTACTGGTTCTATGGGAGAATACACTAATGGAAATACTACAAAAATTCAATATGCAACACAAACCCTAAAAAGTATAGTAAAATATTTATCTACACAAGAAGCTGATATTTATATACAAGTAAATACATTTAATACTGAAGTACATGAATTAATCCCTCATATGAAAGTAACACCACAATCTGTAGAACAAATGTTAACACTTTTACGTACAATTGATGCAGATGGAACTACCAATATTGAAGCAGCATTGAAATCAGCAAGAAGAAGTATGAATGAATATGCAGAAATGAATCCAACACACTCATATGTACATATATTTATGACAGATGGTGAACCGAATGATGGTGCAACTACATCAACTGAACTCATTGATTGCATAGCAGACGATTATTTATCAATAAATATCGGTTTTGGAATGGATCATAATGCAAAATTACTATGTGAAATAAGCAATTTACAAAATAGTGAATATCATTTCATTGATAATATAGAAAAATCACATATTGTCTACGGTGAATCCTTACACAAGGTATTATATCCTTGTCTACATAATGTTAATATTCATATTGAAAATGGTTTTATATATAACTGGCTTACTAATGAATGGATATCTTCCTTTCATGAAAATACACTTATAGGTGACATGAGTAAATCTTATCATATTAAAACACATACACCAAGTTCCATGACTGCTACAGTAACTGGTTACTATGATAATGAAGATAATACTGATATGCTATATCTGGAAGAAGAAGTAAACAGATTACCTGAATTATGGGATAATAATGGTAACATAATACACGATTATACTATTATTAAATATGCATTTCGTCAATGTGTGTTAGAGGTATTACATGTAGCAACTCATATTGACATACATTCTAATAATAATGTATTTGATATGATCAAAACCCGAATCCGCGATTTATTTCGTATTATACGTACATATACACAGGAAAACAACCTATCTAATGATAAAATGATTAAACAACTAATGAATGATTTATATCTTGCTTATTGGAATGTAGGTAATATGGAAGGTGGAATATATATACTTGGTAGACACTGTTCACAAGGTTGTCAACAAGCATATACACCAGGTAATCAATTAATTCAATGTAATATTAATGACGATTTTGATATACCACCAAGACCCTTATTGCGTCGTTATAATAATTTGCATGGCTCAGTACCATTATGGGAACGAAGAACAGGAACAAATGTATTTGATTTTGACTTACCTGATTTACAAGTTCCAGATTTATCTATAAACGATTTCAATATGGATGATAATGAACATTCTTGTTATAGTACACCCGCTATTCGTAATACAACCAGTTCTATTTTAATGCCAGATGAAGATGATTAAATGTACCTATAATAAATTAGTATAGCATAAAAAGTATTTAAATAACATAATTTATATATATAAATGTCATCTGAAGATACCAAAGTTCCATCCAATTTCCGCGTATTAGTTAGTGATTTTACTCGTGATTTATCGGTAGCATTTCCAGAGTATTCCCATATGTGGGATAAATGGGGAAATGAAGATACATCCGATGAAGATTTAGAAAAATTATTTGATTTTTGTTCCAAAGTGTATCCTGCACGCTTTTTTGATATTTTATACCAAAATGAAGAAATTTTTGTAGAAGGTAGTGATCAAGACGTATATTTTTTTCCGAATATGAGTTTTCGCTTGATTTTTAATAGCGAAGGGTTGAGTGAAAATAGTAAGAAAATTATTTGGAAATACTTACAACTTATGTTATTTACAGTTGTTGGTTCAATTGATGATAAAACTGAGTTTGGAGAAACAGCAGATTTATTTGCAGGAATAGATGAAAATGAACTACAATCAAAATTAAATGAAACTATGAAGAACTTAACTGGATTTTTTGAAAATATCCCAACACCCGATTCTTCTACCAATGAAGGTGAAAAGCAAGAATCCAATGAAGGGGAGAAACAAGAATCCAATGAAGGAGGTAGTGATCCATTTGCAAATATATTCAAGAATATGCCCAATATAAAAGGCATGCCTGATATCAGCAATTTACAAGATACATTAAAAACACTATTTGATGGTAAGATTGGAGCATTAGCAAAAGAAATGGCAGAGGAGATTGCAGACGATTTTAAGGACGTTTTAGGAAATGATATGGATAATACAGCCAATCCTCAAGATGTAATAAAAAACTTGATGAAAAATCCAGCAAAAATATCAAAATTGATAAAAACAGTTAGTACAAAACTTGATACCAAAATGAAAGATGGGTCCATTTCCAAAGATGAAATTATGAAAGAGGCTGGTGATATGATGAGTCAAATGAAACAAATGGGTGGTATGGACAATATGAAAGAGATGTTTGAAACTATGTCAAAGAGTATGGGATTAGGTAAAACCGCAAAATTTGATAAAAATAAAATGAATCAAATGCTAAAACGAGAAGAAAATAAAAACAAAATGAAGGAACGTGCGGAACAACGTAAAGATAAAATGCAAAAAGAAAAGGCAGCCGAATTCCAGAAAGCAATGCAAAGACGTAGAGAACAAGTCGCGTTACAAAAACAATATTTAGTCGCTACTGATGACCCTCACCATATGGTATTTAAGTTAGATGGAGACGAAAATCAAGGCAAATCATTCATTCATCCAGATATAGAAAAAATGTTAGAAGAAGAAGATGCTGAAAAAGTTGCCAAGGAAGAAGCTAAGAAAAATAAGAAAAATAAGAAAAAAAAGAAGAAAGTATAATTATACATCTTTTCTCTCATAGTACTATATAATAATAATGAGCGTATTTAGTTTTATTGATGCCCGCTTTTTTGTATTAAGTTTAATCATTGGATTATTTGCAGTATATATATCTATGCCTGATTTAAGAACAGTTTATGTATATCCTACTCCCGAAAATGTTAGTTTATTACAATATAAAGACAAAACTGATACCTGTTTTTCTTTTTCACAGGAAGAAGTTACTTGTCCTACTGACCCAAATGATATATCAAAAGTACCAGTACAACAATAAGTAACCTATTTTACAGTATATATTTTCCACATGTATAATATATACTATGAACTTTAAACGATTACTATATACAGATTTAGGTCGCATATTTATTTCTATCATATTAGGTTTAGGTGTGGCTACATTATTTCGAAAGGTCTGCACAGATAAGAGTTGTATACGTTTTAATGGACCCATTATTAGTGATTTAGAAGATAAAATATACAAACATGGAGAAAAATGCTATAAATATAGTACTCGTACTGATAAATGCGATACTACAAAAAGACAAATTGATTTAATGGACAAAGACGCAAAAGAAAATTAAAACTATTATTTCTTTAGCAAAACATTGTTTATTATATTCGTTAAACTATACAATATTTGGTATAATTATTATTGTATAGTTTATGGAAAATACTACTCGCATTGCCGATTTACCTACTGATGCAAATGCAAGACAAGCCACTACTGCTTATGCAAGTAATATACCACCTACTACCATAAGCATATCAAATACTAAACAAAGTAAGATTGATGGTGAAACACCGACCAATTATACACCCATTAATGTACATCCAAATCCATACGGTGTATCGGCAAATAACCCAATTATGGATGCTCCATCTCAATCAATGAATATGCAACAACAAATTCCTATGCAACAACAACAACAAATTCCTATGCAACAACAATCTATGGAAGCATTGCAAAGTATGGAACACCATCGTTTACCGTCACGTGATATACCTAAAAATACGATTCATTATTCAAATGATGAAGGGGTACAACCTAATTATATACCAAAACATGACGTTGAACGTGATTATGTCAAAGACCATTATGATACTACCGAAAAAAATTTAAAAGAATATGAACAAAAACAACGACAATATAATCATTGGGATTCTATATTCAATGATATCCAGGTGCCTATATTCATAGCCATTTTGTTTTTCTTTTTTCAACTTCCTATTGTAAATACTATGATTTTTAAAAAATTCGCATTTTTATCCTTACACCACGATGATGGTAACTTTAATATGATGGGACTCATATTTAAAAGTTGTCTGTTTGGATCATTATATTATTCTGTATACAAAACTACAACATTTATTAGTGAATTATAACATTTTAATATTTAAAAAATTGATATATATATAATTCTATAATTATATATAACTAAGAATGAACAAATCTGTTAATAAGGTTGTTAACAATATCCATACCGACAAAATACATATTCCCAAACCTATTTTGAAATGGGTTGGGGGTAAAACCCAAATAATAGATAAACTGATTGCCGACTTTCCTGTTGAAATTAATAATTATCGTGAAACATTTTTAGGAGGAGGTAGTGTATTATTAGCATTATTAACCTATGTAAAAAATGGAATTATAAAAATACATGGTAATATACACGCGTATGATTTGAATGAACCATTAATCTATATCTACAAAAATATACAAAATAATCATAATGAATTATACGAACAATTGCAAAACATTATAAAAGAATTTAATAAATGTGGCAATGGTGAACTAAACCGAAAACCAGCTAACATTGAAGAAGCAACAGATTTGAAAGAAAATTATTATTATTGGATAAGAAGTGAATATAATAAATTAGATGAAAAAAATAGTATATTAGGTTCTGCTATGTTTATATTCTTAAATAAAACCTGTTTTAGAGGTATATTTAGAGTTGGACCAAATGGGTTTAATGTTCCATTTGGACATTATAAGAATCCAGAAATCATTAATAAAACACATTTGGATGAAATACATGATTTAATTCAAAATGTAATATTTGAATGCTATGATTTTAATACATCACTAACAATTGTAGAACCCAATGATTTTGTATATCTTGACCCTCCATATGCTCCAGAAACTGATAAGTCATTTGTAGGATATACGGAAAATGGATTTAATCTTGACCATCATAACCAATTATTTAAATTAATTCACGGTTTAACTGATACAAATAAAAAGATAATGCTAAGTAACGCAGATGTAGAATTAGTACGTGAAAACTTCACAAATAAAAAATATAATACAATATCTATTTTATGTAAAAGGTCTATTAATTCTAAAAACCCTGATGCAAAAGCGAAAGAAGTTATTATTAAAAATTATTAAATTATTATATTTACATTATAGGTGCTACCAAATCACTAAAACGAATGTATTCAATACCCCATGATTTTGCTATATCCAATATAAGTTGTGTTTTTTTTGTAATATTTTCACCAAAATATCTTGTCTTACCATTCGTTAATTCTTCTTCTTGATATGCTACACACACAATCCTAAGCGGCTTTCCATACAATTCAGGTATATTCTGGTATTTAATAAATGTTCCATATACCTTTTCTCCTGCTGTTCCAGATACCCACCAATTAGATGTTTTTACTTCATACACATATTCATCTGTTTCCCAGTCTGGTTCAAATCCATCCATGCGAATTACTTTTCTTGGATTCTCACCACGTGCTTTTAAAACATCAAATACCAGTTTTTCACCCAATAAGGTTGTCCATTGTCCGTTATTTATTTGTCCTATCATATCATTGCCCCATTTTTTTTCTTTTTCTTGTAATTCCTTTTTCTGTTGTGCAATAGATATATCAGGTTTTTTTATAACGTTTGATGGTTTCGTTAATGCCCATGATATACGTTCTTTTAAATTCATATCATAAGTATTAACCGTTTCATTATCAACTGTTTCTATTTTGGGTTGTTCTTGCTTTTCATTAAATTCACTCATCGTTAAAAATATAATACCCATTTAAGTATTACATTTTTATCAATTTTTTACATTATATAGCTTGTTTCTTTATTAAAGCTAAAATTGGATGTTCTTTTTGCGGTGTTTCCTTTTTTATATTTTTACGAGTTTTACTTTTTACAGTTTTATCTACATTTTTCTCTTTCTTTTTGTTAGAGTTATCATTGGGTGCATATCTTAAAAACCACATTTGATATTCTTTTGTAGTTCTGTCATTACTCAATTCTTTAAACATTTCTGTTTTCTTTGAACGCATATCTTCCAATGTTTCTTGTTTACCATAACAATCTATACTATAGCGTTTTAATATACCGCGTTGGTCCAGATGATTATGTTGTTCCATTTGAAATAAAAACATAGCAATACACATTAATCTATCTTTATTGTAATGTGGCATATTTGCATATAAGAAACTTAAATAAAAAGCTAAGATAGTATCTATTGTTGCAATTTTAATCTGCTTTCCATCTATCGTAACCTCATTATAACTATGACAAGCAATTGGTTCATATATGTATGCCATACTATATTTACCAACAACTATTTCTATATGTCGGGGAATAATTTCACCAATTGGCTTATGTTTTATTATTTTCACAGATTTGAAATTTTCTTTTTGGAGACGCTCTTTCGCGATTAATGCACATTTATCTGGATCATCCGAAATAATATCAAAATCGGGGATTGAGTCCACTAAGTTCTTTTTGGATTCTGGCATATGATTTGCATATAAATGAGTTGAATATCCGCCAAAAAATACGGAACTATTATCTATAAAAATATCTCGCATTAATAAATGTAGTCGTTCTTCGTTTTCCAACGATATATCAATTTTCTTTGTGAAATCAACCGCAAAACAATTTTTCTCTAATTTCATTGGAAAATATTTATTCAATATACTTAATCTTTTTGACACTTTTTCCCAACGAGATACATCACCTGCAGGTCTTGACAATTCTAAATACATCGCCATTCGTAAATAATCAGGAGGTGCATATTTTATACCTGCTATTTGTATAGCATCTTTTGATATTGATTTATAAATTTCACTATGTAAATACGTAATATCAGCTATTGGAATGAAGTTAACAAACACTTTAAATGTACCATAATGAACGCCTGACTTTGCTTCTACTTCCGTATATCCCGCTTTATAATATATATCTGCGAGTTCTTTGGCATCTTCTAAAGCATTCGCCGAAAAAAAATCATAATCAGGTATTTCTATATCTCTTTTATAAAATTGTGCATATGTTGGTAAAATATTGTTAATGGCAGTTCCACCATAACATATCAACTTCTTTTTGATAATAAAATCCTCCACTATTGTTAACATTTTTTGAATATCCTTGCTGTTAACCTTTTTACGCCCTTGTAATTTCTCAGTTTCATCCACAGCATGACGCAATATTGTTAATTCACAATCTTCAAATGTCATATCATCTTCACATAATTTTGTATTAAATTTTCTTTTCGGTTTATTAGAAGTCTTCTTTTTAGTTTGTCCACCCATATTATTTATAATATAATATAATTAGAAATAATATTACTAAACCATCTTGTAATAGCTTTACTTAGTAAAATATTTTAATGCACTTGAAAGTGGAACTATACCACTATTCATATCATTAAAAAACTCCTCATATTTAATAAAATTTTCATCTACTATTTGAAATTGACATAATAAATTTTGACATCCATGATTTACTATAAATTCTTTATAAGATGGATTTGCTTTATTTATTACTATATCTGGTATTGTCATTTTCATATTTTTTGATGTTGTATGTATGTTATCATCTTTTAATAATACTGGTTTTTTGGCATGACCCAATAAATCTGTGTAATGATACAAATTCAAATATTCACTACCACTTTCAAGATTCATATACTTTGTTAAATCATAACAGTTTTTTGCTCCTTCTGTACATGATGCATATTGACTATAATCATATTCTACTGTTTTATCTATTATTATTACTGCTTTTCCCATAACATCCTTTAATTTTGTTTCCTTAGTAATTTTATCATTATATATCACAGATTTTAATGTTGCATCAATTGAACTTGCTACTGCATGATATATATTAGAATCTTTTGATTTTATTCGTAAATTAATAAATACAGGATCCTTATTATTTGGAGAACCTTGTGAAAATGCATTTGTTGCAACAGTCGTCAATATTTTATCTAACAATACACTATTCTTTGAATCTAATAATATATAGGATTTATCACTTGATACTGCAACCATTGGTTTGAAAATATTATTTTCTTTTATATGAAAGACTTCAAAATCCAAAAAACGACAACCACGCTTTAATACCTCTTTTACCATATTTTCACTAATATATTTACCACTACATGCTGAGTTATAAGACGCTTTTATACAATATTCATGTAATGGCATTTTCGCATATTTATTAGATATACTTTGAATATTGTTGAACTCATTGTATTTAGCTACTACGCCTTTAATCTCACTCTCTGCTGGTTCAAATCCTTCTACCGTTTTTGAGAACCCTTCTGTCGATTTTGTATCTAAATTATTCAATATTATACGTCGTTTATATTTCAAATTATATATCAAATAAATTATTAGTATTATTGAAATAATTAATAGGATCAAATGGAAATTATTAATCATCTTTATATTTTATGTATATATAAACAAATATAATAAAAATATAGTATATAACTTATTCAATGGCTGGTGGATTACTAAATATAGTCGCTGTCGGTGCAAATAATATTTTTTTAACAGGTGACCCATGTAAAACATTTTTCAAAGCTACCTATGCAAAGTACAGCAACTTTGGCCTACAAAAATTTAGAATAGATTACGATGGACAACGTGATTTACGAAAGGCAGAACAGTCTACATTTACGTTTAAAATTCCACGTTATGCTGATTTATTGATGGACACCTATATTGTTGTTGCATTACCTGATATATGGAGTCCAATTTATCCTCCTACGCAAGATACTGGTTATAAATGGGCTCCGTATGAATTTAAATGGATTAAAAATATTGGAACTCACATGATTAAAGAAGTTACTATTACTTGTGGGTCTTTAACGTTACAACGATATACTGGTGAATATATGGCAGCAATGGTTGACCGTGATTTTTCTGCTGAAAAAAAGGAATTATTTAACAATATGACTGGTAATATTAATGAATTAAATGACCCCGCATATGCTCATGGACGCAGTAATACATATCCATCCGCATCATTCACACCTGACCTTAATGGAGCTGAACCATCCATACGAGGACGCAACCTTTATATACCTATTAATACTTGGTTTACATTAAACAGTACATGTGCTTTTCCATTAGTTGCACTACAATACAATGAATTAGTTGTCTCAGTTACTATGAGACCCATTCAAGAATTATTCCAAATACGAGATGTTTTTGATGTTGAGTATAATTATCCTTATATACAGCCCGATTTCAATCAAGCCCGATTTCAACCATACCGATTCTTACAAACACCTCCTACTGGCTTTATTGAACCAAGTGATTATGATAATCAAGTATCAACTTGGAACGCTGATATTCATTTATTATCCACATATTGCTTTTTATCTAAAGAAGAAACACAAGTTTTTGCTAAAGATGACCATGTGTATCTCGTGAAGGATGTGTTTGAACACAAATATGAAAATGTTACTGGCTCTAAACGCATTAAAGTCAACTCAAATGGTATGGTTTCCAGTTGGATGTGGTTTTTACAACGCAATGACGTAAATTTACGTAATGAATGGAGCAATTATACCAACTGGCCATATGATAAATTACCATCTAATATCACATTAGCACCAAATGAACCCTTACTTGGTATGGAATATGATTTATCGTATGGTATTGGTATTCATCCAGGAGTTAATAATATTACGAATAGTGGTATCGCAATTACGGGTGTTTATCATAATGAAAACCGTAAAGATATTTTAGAAACTATGGGTATTTTATTAGATGGAGCTTATAGAGAAAATACATTAACCAGAGGTGTTTACGACTTTGTTGAAAAATATACACGTACTGGAGGATCCGCGAAAGAAGGGTTATATTGTTATAATTTCTGTTTAAATACAAGTCCACACGAATATCAACCTACAGGTGCAATCAATCTAAGTAAATTCAAAACAATTGAGCTTGAAATTAATACATATTCTCCCTCTATTGATTATGTAAATTCAAGTTACGATATTATATGTGATGCTGAATTCGGTGAACCCATTGGTGTTCGTAAATCTAATTGGCGATTATTTGAATACAATTATAATTTGACTTTATATGAAGAACGTTATAATGTTTTATCTTTTATTGGTGGAAATTGTGGTATGTTATATTCAAGATAATACTGCATTTTTCGTTATATACTTTTGATTAATATATTATTTTTATAGCATATGTTTCATATTTTGAGTAAAAAATAACAGAATATATATAATTGCTATTATATATACGACATCACCTTATGGAAAATAATATTGATAATATAGATATTATAGAAAATAACAATATAAAAAGTATAGATAAAAAACCTGATTTAAATAGGTCTTTTAGCAATAACAATAATGCAGATATTCGTGATTTTCAAAGTGAACATATGATTCATAAGTTAAAAAAAATAAAAAAAAAGAAAATGAAAAATAATTATAAGAAAGTAAAAGAACTTGATGTTTTAACGAATGATAAACCTATACTAACTGACACCGATAATACTGTAAATGATAAACCGTCAACATCTACGTTTCAATATATAAAAAATCTTATTTTCAGTAAAGATAAACCGGTTGTTGAAGGAGCCTATGAATTTGAAGACATTGATTATAAAGACCATGAATTTGAAGACCATGAATATGAGGGAGGTGATGCACAAAATGATATAACATACGCAAAAGACGAAACACAAATGACAGATGTAGTATCTAAATTTTATGACGAAATCAATAAATATAATACTTATTTGGCAGAACTTCTTGTTGGTGAAGATGATACTTATAATAAAAAATCGGCAGCAAGAAATGATGATATTATTTTAGTACGTAATTCCATCGTATGGTTAGAATGTGCATTTGTTAGTTCTATTATGGTTTATAATTGGTATTTCGCTATTTATTTTGCAAAAGACCCACGTAATGATATTCATATACCATCTTTTTCAAAAGAGGCATTACTTAAAAAATTTACAGATAAGGAAACAGGAAAAAAAAATCCGTTTATTCGTACTTTTGTATATTTTTTTGAATTTGCCTTTTGGTTCCCTGAAATGTTAGATTGGGTATTATTAAAAATTGTACCCAAAACGGCAGGCATCCTTAACGGCACTTGTAACTTTTTATTGTTGTATTTTGTCTGTTTATTTTGCACCAAAAATTTCGCAATATCATTTAAAAATTTCTTTATTGACTTATTTAATGTACATAAAAACCCTACTGGAAACATGCTTATTAATTTTATGGTGTTTATTATAGTCATTCTTTTCTTTTCTTCATCATTTAGCTTAAACTTAACACCTGATGCAGAAGGTGTGGAAAATGCGATTAGTATCATTACAGCTAATCCTTTTGTTGCATTATTTAAATTTGTTATTAGAGCTATAATAACTTTCTTTATTAGTGTTCCCGCAGGAGCTATCGGTTGTGGAATATATTTAATATACATGTCATTCTTTTCACGATTGACTTGGGGTAAATGGGATTTTACTGATGTTCTTTTCAGTATGGAATCTATAAACGATATTGATAAACATATTCGTTCTTCTAAAGCTGGTTTTGAAGAAGATGATTTATGTAACTCTAGTAATTTATTGGCATTCTTATACTCATTCTTATCTATTATTTTTAACTTTTTAGATTATTTTAAAGAACATTTACTCAAAATTATTTACACAATTATGCTAACATGTATCACTGTTGTATTAGCTATCAATATGTCTTCTCTTGCACCTACTAAATTTCCTTTGATTTTCTTTGCTGCTTTGACGAGTATTGCTTTTATAGTCATGGTTATAACAAGTGTTATTAGACATTATAAGTTGAATAAATCACCAGATACTGATAGTAGTCCTTTAGGTACTACAGAACCTACTAATACCACCAATCCGGATACGATTAACCCTCTAAATCGAGTATAAGTTAACTGTTTTTAAATAATTATGTCAGGTTCTCCATTTCCGTAATTTAAACTTGGTAAAACTATATTTTTGTTATAAGCACACTTGTTTATAACAAATTAATTACGTACATATAAATATAAATATATCCACTTACACTTTATATATGACAAATAAGAAGAATAAAAATAAAACCGAATATAACAAAAAATATCCATTTGTTTCTATATGTACACCCACATTCAACCGTCGTCCGTTTATAAAAACTATGTTTGAATGTTTTAAGAATCAAGATTACCCAAAACATCGCATAGAATGGATTATTGTTGATGATGGTACCGATAAAATTAAGGATTTAATAGAAACCTCTGATATTCCACAAATCAGGTACTTTGAACTTGATAAAAAATTAACGTTAGGAGCAAAACGAAACTATATGCATAAACATGTTAAGGGTTCTATTATTGTTTATATGGATGACGATGATTATTATCCACCTGAACGTGTATCTCATTCTGTTGAAATGTTACTCAAAGATGACAAAGTTATGTGTGGTGGAACAAGTGAAATTTATTTATATTTTAAAACCATGAATAAAATGATTCAGGCTGGACCATATGGACCAAATCATGCTACTGCTGGTACATTTGCATTTAAAACAAAGCTATTGGAAGACACCAAATATAATGACACTGCTGCTTTGGCTGAAGAACGTGAATTTCTTAAAGGATATACCGTACCATTTGTTCAATTTGACCCATTAAAAACGATTTTAGTATTTTCACATGAACATAATACATTTGATAAACGTGAAATGTTTAAAACATCACATCCCGATTATTTTAAAGAATCACCTAAAACGGTTGATATGTTTATTCGTCAAGACCACGAATCTAATGTTAAAAAATTCTTTTTAGAAGATATTGATAAATTATTAGATAATTATGAACCTGGATTACCTAAGATGAAACCTGATGTATTAACCCAAATTCAAAAAATAAAGAAGGAACGAGCTGAAGCTATTGACAAAATGCAAAATGGTCCTATTATGTTACAACAGGGAGATGGACAGCCTCCTATAGAATTAAATCACCAACAAATTGTACAATTTATAAAACAATTACAACAGAAAAATGAAGAGTTAATGCAACAAAACTCTCAAATTCAAAATGCATATAATCATTTACATAATGTTATTATAACTATGGAGAAATCTCTTATTGAAACAAAAAAATTAATACCATAATAACCTTATGTTTTTATATATTACATATTATTATGTAATATATATTCTATTCTATTCTATTCTATTCTATTCTATTTCCAAATCATCCTCATGTAATATTAATGTATCTTTCTTTACAGTACGATCTAAATACCTATATATACGTTTTATATCTAATTTGGATAACCCATATGGTTCAAACATTTCTTCTATCTCATTTATATGATCCACATTTGTAAGCAAATCATCTCCATAATACAGTCGTAATTCTTGAAATAATGCTATTATATCCTTTTTATCCAAATTCAATCGTTGAGTTAAGTTATAAATAAACAATATGTTATTATATTCTGTTGAATATTTTGTTAACACTTTTGTAAATCTTATATCTGGTAATTTTTTTATACTATTATCAGTAATTGTATCATGATACATCTTATTATTATAGAACGTTTTTATTAATGAACTCATTTCATTAAATTGCCATATCTGTTTTTGGAAAGTAATACGGTCTATATAATCTGCTATGCAGATATGTGTTAATATCTTATAATACAAAGGAAATGTTATTTTTACATCTGTTTTTGATAATACATCTACCAAATTCTCATGCCATAACAATGCTACAATTGTTCTATCCGTCTCATTCATATAATGTTCATGTTCTTTAAAGGTTACATTTTTCATAATTAATGATTGTGTTATCTTCTTAGAATCTTCATCATATAATTTTGTTCGAAATAATTCCATCAACTTACCACTCTTTAGAATATCTGGTTGTTTTTTTACTGACTCACATACAAAACGTAATTTTCGTAAATCACCTTGAATATACATCAATATTTCATTTATATCATTACCCGCCATATCTGTATAATCTGGAATTACATGGGTTAATATTCTATTTACTTGATTATTGGTTGGTGTTTGTAATTCAAATACATTACATACTTTCATTAATTCCTTTATTTTCTTGTCTATGTAATAATTTCCTATACAAATTATTGGATGTGAACATGTATTCTCTAATCGTTGCTTTTTTGTTTTTTTCTGCCGAATTAATTTTATTAAAGCCGTTATACCACCTTTATCTCCATTATTCATTCCGTCTATTTCGTCCATTACTATTGCTATTTTGCGGACCTTCTTTGTAAACATATCTAACACATTTCGGTTTGATATGTTATGACTTGTTATTGTATCTATTGATGATTTATTTCTTACATCACCTGCATCATATTTTACCATATCATAATCCAAATTTTTTAACAATTTATTAACAAATTCTGTTTTTCCACAACCAGGAGTACCATATATGTATATACCTTTTTTATAATTTATATTCTTGATACGTTCATCAAATTGTATCAAATGATCCCTTATTTCATTGGAAATTTCTTGTCTATTGAATATTTTATTTGTATCAATTTCTTCCATTGTATTGTTATATATATATCATAATCATTTAACTTGATTCAAACGAATAATATTATGTACCATAAAATTATTCAAATTTATTTATTAACGTGAGAAATTACTGAAATCCGCTGTTCTGGGAATATAATCACCATTCGGTTTTGATGGTAATCTACCATAGTAAGAATAAGGGTCAGTCATACCTGTATTTCCTGTGATAGGACCTTGTTGAACTTGTTGACCTGCTACCGCGTTTGTTGTACCTGCACTTCGTTGTCCATCAGGCACCACTTGACCTGCTGCATTTACTGTACTACCTACAACATTTCCTACTGCATCAATCGCACCTGTTGCTACATTACCTACTGCACCCAATACGCCTGTGGCTACATTACTTGCGGCACCTACTGCACCGGTTGCAACATCTCCTGCGGCACCTACGGTTCCTGTTGCAACATTACCTACTGCACCTACGGTTCCTGTTGCAACATCTCCCACTGCACCTACTGCACCAGATGCTACATTACCAACTGCACCTACTGCACCAGATGCTACATTACCAACTGCACCTACTGCATCTTTAACTGGGGTTTTCTTCTCTTCTTTTACTACACTTTTACCACTTGCATCTTGTGTTCCTGACCCGCCCTTTCCACCACATGAGTTACATGTACCTGAATTATAATTACATGATGGACAGGCTGGACATACTGGTGGTACTATTTGAGTTTTTAACATATATCTATCTAATGCATTACTATCTACTCCATCTCCAGTACCATTAAATATGCTATCATAATAATCATATCTGGATTCTCTGTTACTATCTGTTTCTTCACTATCAGTGTCAGGGTCTCCACCTGCATCGGGTTGTGCTGTGTCTACACCTTGTTCTGTAAATCTCTTTACATTACGTAAAGTCATATCACCATCACTATTTTTATTTACTAATGCTACTAATGTCTTCTTTGCATTTTCAATATACAATATCATATTTTGACCACACATATCATGGATAATGCGAGGAACAAAACTTGTATTTGCTACACTATCATCATTTCCATGGGTATTTTCACCAGTTGAATTGGGGTTAGATAATGTTTCTGTATTTCCACCTCTCTTCACTATCTTTATTTGTTTATTTGAACCTTCTCCAGAAGATACTAATAGACTTGCATTGCTAATATCATATTTCACATACTCACTTAATTGATATACTTTACGAGTTGTATTATACATAGGTTCTTGTACCATCTTATTGTTATTTGCATCATTATCTACATAAGAGTTTTCTATATTAAACGTTCTTTCCTCTTTTTGTTTTGTTGTTGCGTTATCTGTATGACTTGTATCGTTGGGGTCTGCTACATAATGATTATATAAGTATTCCATATGAGATGTTGCATATGTAAGTGCAGCAGTAACCATATTTTTTGGTTTTCCTCCACTTGATACTGGATCTGTTGTTGCTGCTGAACCAGGAGATGTTTCCATAACATGAAGGTAAGTATTTGTATGCCATGGTAACACAAGTACATTGTAACTGTTTCCTGAGTTTGTACCAACTGTATTGTATATAGCAGATACCATTGAATTCTCCATACTTGTTGCTGGTGCAGGAGATATTACAGTATTCGCGTCTTCTATGTTATATGTTGATGTAGATGTACCACCACGTGTAAGAATGTGTAATTTTTTTATCTCGTTGCTATTAGTGGTTGCATTATTTGTTCCAGCTACCGCTGGTACTGCTGGCACTTCTGCGGTTGTATCTGTTGCTGGTACTGCTGGTACTGCTGGTGTACCAGGAGTTGATACGTAACTTGAAGATACATCTAATTCTACCAAACTACCATTCGTATTATCAAAATAGATAGTATCATAAATTTTATTTAATTCATTCTTATTTGAATAATTGACTATCTTATGAGATGAGCCTGTATCCAGATTATAATTATATGCAGCCATACCTTCACTGTATGATTGATAACATCTACATATTAATACTGTAATTACTAAAAGTATTAACAAAATTAGAAAAATAGTTAATGATGAAAATTTCATTATTATAAATATACAGTATGCCGCGAAAATATATATAACACTATTATGCAATAAAAAATTGATATATTTATATACCAACCGTTATTTTTAATTTATATCTATGAGTAAACCTAAGAAAGAACCAGTTTTACTAACACGTTTTTATAATGAAGCGGTACCATTTGAATTATCTATCGATGAGGCAGGACGAGGGTGTTTATTTGGAAGAGTTTATATAGCATGTGTAGTTTTACCTAAAGAACCATCACTATTTGATGGAACAAATATTAAAGATAGTAAAAAATTCTCTTCAAAAAAAAAA